GAAAACTAGATGCAGCCGGGGTATTAGTGGACAGTGATGTTAGAAATGATATAAGCAATACCGGAGTTAGCAATGGATAAGAAAGTGCAAATTCCGATTATGTCTGTTAGGGCCGCAATGCAGCCGTCCAGTTTCAACGAGGCTGACAGTTCCGTTGAAATTGTATGGTCTACCGGATCACAAGTGCGACGGTATGACTGGATGGAAGGGCCGTATATCGAAGAACTTTCGATGAACCCCTCAGACGTAAATCTGGAACGCTTGAATCTTGGCGCACCATTACTTGCAAACCATCACGCAAGGATCGACTCCGTTGTTGGGGTGGTCGAGCGGGCATGGATTGAAAATGGCAAAGGCCATGCAAAAGTACGCTTTTCAGATAGGGAAGATGTTAAGCCTATTATTGGCGACGTGAAAAGTGGTATTCTTCGCAATATCTCAGTGGGCTATGAAGTTCATGAGTACGAAGTAACTAAACCGACTGACGGAACGCTGCCCACTTACCGGGCGGTTTCTTGGTCGCCGCTTGAAGTATCTCTGGTAGCAGTACCGGCAGATGCCCAAGCACAAGTTCGTAGTTCGGAAGAACTGCATCCTGTTTTAATAACATATAGGAATGAAGCTATGGCTGATCCAGAAAACCAAGTACCGGAAGAAGTTGAAGTTATTCCGGCTACTGAAACTGTTGTAGAAACGCCCAATGTCGAAGAAATTCGCAATGCGGTTGTTAAGGCTGAACGCGCACGAATTGCGGGTATCCGTGAAACTGTTCGTATGGCTAAATTGGAAGATTCTGTAGCCGATAAGCTAATTGAGTCCGGTAAATCACTGGATGAAGCTAAGGCTGACGTATTAAGAGCATGGAGTACAAAAGTGGACGCTAGTGCAACTACTTCGCATATCTCAATGGGCGAAACTGGCTCTGAAAAGGCGCTTCGCGGTGCTGAAGAAGCCCTTCTCGCTCGTGCTGGCCTTATCAAACACGCCGACATCGCTGGAAACGAGTTCCGTGGGATGCGTTTGAGCGATATGGCTCGGATGTCCCTTGAACGGGCCGGTGAGAACACCCGTGGGATGAGTTACGACGGTATGGCTACTGTCGCACTGCGTCAAGGCCAAACCACCTCTGATTTCCCGGTGTTGCTCGAAAACACCATGCACAAAATCATCCTGAACGCTTATGGTACTGCGCCCGACACTTGGCGTCAGATCTGTAGGGTTGGTTCAGTGAGTGATTTCCGCGCTTGGAAGCGTCTACGCACCGGCACTCTGGCTAACCTCTCGGCAGTCAGTGAGGCTGGCGAATTGACCAACCTGCCGATCAGCGATGCGACGGCAGAAAGCGTACAGGCCAGCCGTTACGGAAACATTATTTCGATCACGCCCGAAGTGATTGTGAACGATGATTTCGATTGGATTGCATCTCAGAGTGCGGCTCTGGGACGTGCAGCGGCTCGCACCGTTGAGGCCGCCGTGTACACCAAGCTGCTTGCGAATCCGACTATGAGCGACGGTAACGCACTGCTTTCGGCTGCTCACGGCAACATCCAGACCTCCGGCGCTGCAATCAGCGTAGCCACCGTAGACGCTGGTCGGGTTGCAATGGCCCAGCAAATGGACATTAGCAGCAATGACTATCTGAATATCAGACCGTCTATCCTGCTCTGCCCTGTCTCTATGGGTGGCCTTGCCCGCGTGACCGCTGGCGCACAGTACGACCCGGATGCAGCCGCCCGTTTGCTGGTTCCCAACAAAGTCGCGGGTCTTATCAGCACTGTTGTTGACACCCCGCGTCTCACCACCGGCTGGTACTTGCTTGCAAGTCCGACCGATGCGCCTGTTCTGGAAGTTGTATTCCTTGACGGCAATGAGTCTCCGCGCATCATGCAGGAAGAATCTTTCCGCACGAAGGGTATCAACTGGTCTGTCGAACTGCCGTTCGGTGTTGGCGTAATCGACTACAAGGGTATCTACTGGAACGATGGAGCCTGATAGGTAGCCATCTTACGGGGCGTTAAGCATTAGCGCCCCAAACCCTAATCTAATTTGAGGATTGAAAAATGGCTAATAATTTTGTTGCAGAAGGTGATGTAATTACTTGGACTAACAGCACTGGCAGTGCTGTAGTGTCAGGTCAAGTAGTTAAAGTCGGTCAGACTCTCGGTATCGCCGCCGTCGCTATTGCTAACGGCGCTTCAGGTTCCGTGTATTTGGAAGGTGTTTTTACCGTACCCAAAGTAACTGCCGCTGTAATCGCGCAAGGCGACCCCGTAATCTGGGACGTATCGGTTGGCAAGTTCGACGTTAAGACTGCCACCCCAGCGACCGGCGACGTTTCCAACGCTGCTATCGCTTTCGAGGCTGCTGGTAGTTCGGCTACTACTATCAAGGTTCATTTGGATCACCGTATCGGTACGGTAGCGTAATAACATGAGCGTCTTTGATTCTGCCGTTATTGTAGCAACTGAAGTAGAGTTTTCGGTGTTTGCCGATGCTATAACAGTAAATGGGGTATCAGGCAGGGGAATAATAACGCCGAACACCGATTTGTCGTTGGGCGGCGGGGTTAATCTTTACAATGGCGCTCGGTTATGCGTTCTGAATGTTGAATTTCCGACAATAGCGGTTAATGCTAACGTCATTCATGGAAGTAATAGCTACATTATTGCTGAACTGGATGACGTTGACCCCTTCGGCTGGCGTCGGGCATTGATAGTCAGGAGTTGAGGATGCCAGACAAAGACCCGTTGGCGTATGACATTTTGACATGGGGCTGGGTTGTCTTTCTGGCTGTATGGGGTGGGATTGTTAACTTCTTGCGTAAAGTAAGGAACGGAGAAAGCAGAAAATTTAATTTTACCGAGTTGATCGGTGAAATATGCACTTCTGGTTTTGTCGGTGTAATGACATTCCTACTTTGTGAAGCGGCTGCAACCGATCAGCTATTAACGGCAGTTTTAGTTGGTATCAGTGGACACATGGGCGCAAAAGCCATTAGGTTTTTAGAAATGGTTTTTGAAAAAAGGATTGGGCAATGATAATCCATGAAGTTATAGCTAAATTGGAAACTATTCCGGCGCTAGTTGGAAAAGTCTATTTAGGTGTTCCCGCACAGATGGAGTCTTTGAGCCAAGCGCCCTATGTCTGGATCACTTCCATTGCCGAGGCTGGTGGTGGAAGCCCCATTGCAGGGCCGGTACGTCAAAGAATCGAATATCGGTTTGAACTGACTACTGGTGCAAGAAACGCCGATGACATGGAAACGATACGCTATGCCGTCATGGGAGCCATGCTGAATTTCCAGCCCAATGCAGGATGCGACCCTATCATTTTTAGGGCAGGAAGAATGGAATTTGGAGATCCGGGCTGGTTTTTGTGGCGCGATGAGTTCCGCACATCCTATTATGAAGATACACGTTGAGGTGAAAAATGGCTGATTTATTTGAAGGCATGGGCGGGAGTTACGCCCTAGACAAAGACGGGAACCGAGTCAGAGTTGAATATACTATCGACAAATTAGATGCGCCTGTTGCATCTGAAGAAGTAGTACCACCTCTGGTAGAAGTAGTAGCGCCTAAAATCGTTAATTCTAAAGAGGTATAACAAATGGCAACTAGACTTTATACCCGCAATGCCGTATTGCTGGCTAAAATTGAAACAACTGAAGGTACTGATCCTTCCCCTACTGGCGCAGCTAACGCTATTCTTTGTAGTGAACTTTCAGTATCCCCGCTGGAAGGCTCTACCGTTGATTTAGCATACATCCGACCCTACTTTGGCAAGTCACCTTCCCTACGGGTAGAGGACTTTGTAACCATTTCGCTGACTTGCGATCTGGCTGGTACTGCATCTGCTGGTACTGCTGCTCCTTGGGGGCCGCTGATTCGCGCTTGCGGTATGGCTGAAACACTGCTTGCTTCCGGCAACACTGGTACAGCCACAGCGTCAACCACTACGTCAATAACTTTGGCCGCTGGCGCGTCTGCCACCGATGGTGTCTATGTCGGTGCGTCAATTACGATGGCTGGGCAGACCCGTACCATCAGCGCGTACAACGGTACTACCAAAATAGCTACTGTCAGTAAGGCTTATGTTTCAGCACCGACGGCTGGCGCATATACTATCTCACTCAATGCGACGTACTCCCCAGTATCCACTGCGTTTGAGTCGATTACCCTGTACTTTAACCAGAATGGTGTAAGACACAAAGCGACTGGTTGCCGGGGCAATGTCTCTTTCGACCTTACCTCAAACCAGAGGCCCACCCTGAAGTTTACCTTTACTGGTAACTACAGCGCAGTGGCAGATGCGTCTGAAACTGGCGTCGTATTCTCAAACTGGCAAGTTCCGGTAGCCGTCAACTCCATCAATTCGTCTGCTCTGATTCAGGGCAAACAAGCCGATGGCAGCGCGACTGGTGTACAGCTTATGTCCTTCACTATGGACATGGGCAATGCAGTAACCCACCGGATGCTGGTTGGCAGTGAAAACGTCGTTCTGACTGACCGTCAGGCACAGGGCAGCGTGTCTATCGAAGCCACTACGGTCGCTTTCAATGACTGGTGGTCGCAGGTAAGGGCTTCTACCAAGTCGCCTTTCCTGATCGAGAATGGCACTGCGGCTGGCAACACCTGTGCAATTTTCTTGCCGAACGCACAGTTGACCGACCCGAAGTACAGCGATTCCGATGGTATCGTCATGCTGGATCAATCCATCTTGGCATTGCCGGTACTCGGAAACGACGAACTAAGGCTTGTGGTGAAATAAAATGGGCGGCTTTGTCCTCGGACAAAAAAGCCTTGAACGGCTCAATGGCGTGGATCAAGACTTAGCAAAAGTCGTAAAACGCGCCATAGAGTTGTCTGAGGTGGACTTTCGAGTTATCGAAGGTTTGCGAACCCGCGAAAGACAGCAATATCTGGTGTCGAAAGGCGCTAGTAAGACCATGAACAGTAAGCACCTTACAGGTCATGCCGTAGATTTAGCGGCAGTGGTTAAAGGTGAGGTCACTTGGGATTGGGCGCATTACCATAGGATTGCGGCTGCAATGAAAAAAGCAGCCGAGGAATTGGGTATTGAAATTGTCTGGGGTGGGGCATGGACGAAACTATCAGGTATGTCTATGACAAACGGACGATTCAAGTTATCATCGACGTTTCCTGACGGGCCTCATTTTGAAATAGCGCGTTAGGCCAGACAGCCACCATCTAATCGCGACCCGATTTGCTCCGGGCTGTCTACCACTCCCCTGCCAGTGGGCGATGAAGGCAGGGACTTATTTTCAACAACAGACAGATAGGTGTATCAAATGGCATTTATTCTAAAGCCCAAAGCTGAAAGTTTCTTCTACAGCATTTCACTTCCGATTGTAACTGAGAGCGGCACTAGCCAAATTCAGAAGTTTGAATTTAGGTTCAAGCGCATTTCCAGATCTAAAATTAACGAATTGCAAAAGGAACAAGACAATGCAGCCAATAGCGATTTTGAAGTCGATAGCCTTGAGCGTGATGTTGATTACGTTATGGAAATTGCAGATGGATGGCGCTATGTTCAGGATGAGACTGGAAAAGATCTACCGTTTACCCGTGAAAACGTCCATGCTTTGCTAGACGCATACCCCAATGCCGCCGGTGAGATCGTTAAGACGTTCTTCGAGTGTACGCTGGGCGGCGGTGCTAAGAGAAAAAACTAGCAGACGCGGCAGAGCATTGGTGCGGTTCTGGATCAACCGACACCAAGGCTCTAGCCGATGATCTCGCGGCCTTTGGCCTACCTGAAGATGCTTTTGGCCCTGTAGAGGAACTGGACACCAATTTTGAAGTATTCGAGGAAAACTGGGACACAGTTCAGGTGTTTATCGCCTGCCACACCCAATGGCGTAGAGAAGTACCGGGTATGGGCAGCGATTGGGTATGGTACGGATTGCGGTATCCAGACTGCGAATGTGTAATTCGTAATTACGGACACAAAGGCGCAAAGGCCAAAGAGATATTCTTGGGATTGCAGGTAATGGAAAGGGCTGCATTGCCCATTCTCAACAAACCTAAAAAATGAGGCGACCAAAATGCAAGCTGGTGTATACGACATTCATATAGATCAAGGCGCGAACTGGTCGCTGAGTTTGACTTGGAAGGACGACACGGGAACCCCAGTCAATCTGACTGGGTATACCGCAAGGATGCAGATCAGGAAGGCTTACAACGATTCGACTGTCAAATTGAGCCTCACATCTTCCAGCGGGATTGTCTTGGGTGGGGCTGCTGGGACAGTGGTTATTTCTGCCACCAAAACACAGACTGCTGGCATATCCGTCGATTATCTTTCACTGTTCTACCACGATAACAAACCCTCACAGAAGATGGTTTATGATCTCGAACTCGAAACGTCTGGCGGTGTCGTGACTAGACTTTTACAAGGTGTAGCGTTCATTTATCCAGAGGTTACGCAATGACCAGTTATGTCGAAGTCATTGAAGGCTCGACAGCCTCAGTAACCATCGTAGAAGCCCCCACACCCACCGTAATAGTCACAGCCGCAGCAGAGGCTAATGTCGTAGAACTTCCCGGCTCTACTGGCCCAATAGGGCCACAAGGCCCACAAGGGCCGCAAGGTATTCAGGGCATTGCAGGATCTCCCGGTTACTACGGCGCATTTCAGGACGTAACGACACAGACCGTAACCGATCCGACAATAGCATATGCTATGCAGATAGGCATAACGGACGAAAACAATGGTGTTAGCATCATTGATGGCAGCAAAATAAAGTTTAACTACGCAGGTGTTTATAACATTCAATTTAGCGCACAGATAGTAAATCCAGAGACAGCTATTCATAATATATTTATCTGGTTTAGAAAAAACGGCATAGATATAGTGGATAGTTGTAGTGATCTGTCAGTTACCGCAAAACATGGCGGTAAAAATGGTGCGTTGGTTGCTGCATGGAATTATGTAACCTCAGTAAATGCAAACGACTATGTGCAAATAATGTGGGGCGCAGATCATGAGAATCTTGCGCTTGCCGCTATTCCAGCAGGAACCTCCCCTGTTCGGCCTAAATGCCCTTCCATAATTGTCACCGCCACCCAAGTTGCTCCCGGCTGACTTTTTACCCTTGACCACCTGCCATTTTTGGTATACTGCGGTGAACACCAAACACCGTAGGCCCAAAAATGTCAGATATGATCCAAACTGGTATTCGTGTATCCGTTGACCTCGGTACTTCGATAGGCAATGCCCAGAATTTTGCCAAGGTAGTATCACAGGTAGGCAATAGTGCTACCAAAGCCAGCGCAGAATTTAAGAAATCTGCACAGGAAATATCTGCCAATGCCAGAAGCATTGGTGCAGCAATGGGCATGACAAAGGCTTCTGATTTAGCCAAAAGCGCACTGGAAGCCACCAAGTCGCTAGGTATGCTCGGCGCAAGCGCCAGAAATACCAAAGTCCAGATTCAAGAACTGACCTACGCCACTGAAAAGTATGTGTCTGTATCATCCAAATTGGGGATGCAGACAAAGACTGTCATCGACCATGTAGAAGCATGGAATAAACTATCAGAAGTCGGCATGAAACGCTTTGCCGGATCTGAATGGGCTGCAAAGTTATCTACCGCCGTTCCCAGCGCCAGCACAGCCGCTACGGTTCCGGTGATCTCCAAAGCCGAAGGCGAGAATCAAATCTCAGTCCTGAACAGACTCAAATCTGGGTGGATGGGCCTCACTGCGGCTTTTCTATCTGCAAAGGCAGCCGTTACCGCGGTAGGGGAGTTCACCAAATTAGCAGATGAGTATTCCGGTTTGTTGGCTCGAACCAAATTAGTCTCGGGTACGCAAGCTGAATTAGCTACTGCTATGAAGGCAACTTATGACATTGCATTAAATACCAGAGCGCCGTTAAAAGAAGTAACGCAGCTTTACTATAGAATGTCTGTAGCTATGGCAGGAGTTGGTAAGAGTCAACAAGATGCCTTAGCCCTTACTGATCTAGTAACAAAATCGTTAAAAATATCAGGATCTTCTTCTACCGAGACAGCAGCAGCATTGCAACAGTTCAGCCAAGCAATGCAAGCTGGGGTATTGAATGGTGATGAATTTAGATCAGTCATGGAAAATATGCCTAGACTGGTTACTGCTCTAACAACATCGCTAGGCGTTAACGTTGCTACGCTTAGAGAATGGTCGTCGCAAGGTAAATTAACTTTCAAAGTTATAACGGACGCCCTTGCTACGCAGAGCGCAGCTATAGATGCAGATTTCAAGAAAATCCCTATAACAGTAGGAGGGGCGCTAACCAACCTTCAAACAGCGGTTACGAGATGGCTAGGCAATGCCGATCAATCCGAACAAGGTACTAGACGATTGGCTGAAGCGATAGATTATTTTGCTAAAAATCTTGATAATGTTGCAAATTCTATTTCAAATGTTGTTGTACCTGCCGTAACGCATGTAGTAGGGTTTTTTAAGTTTTACTCTGATGCAGTAGCCGACTTAAACAAAAACCTTCGTGAAATGGTCGGCCTGCAAAGCGCAGGATCACAGATAGATCCAGAGATCCAAAAGCTAATGGCAATGGGCCGGGGAGAATGGCGTCCACCCGAACCTACGGCGCAAACTCCGTACTTCACCGGGCAAACAAAAGCAGCGCCTAACGCCCCAGATCCTAAGGAGATTATCAAGGCCCAAGAGCAAGCCCAGAAGGTCTTGGAAGCCACGATCAAGCAGAGGATAGAGACAGAGCGCCAAGCGGCTGAACTATTCAAGGCTCAGGCCGAGACGCGCTTGAAGGCGCTGGAAGCCGAACGTAATCAGATGGAGTTCAATTTCAAACTGCAATTAGATGGGGCCACTTCAGTACAGCAGAAAGAAAGCGTAAACACTAATCTGATAAAGGCGCGACAAGATAGCCTACGCAAAGAATTTGGAATCCAACAAGACATACTTGCTGTGCAAGGCGATGTGTTAAAAACAACCTACGACGGGTATACAGAAGAATTAAACAGGGCTTCTGAGTTAGGATTAAAAGAAGAAGAAATAATCTCACTCAAGACTGCTAGGCTAGGTGTAGAAAATGAAGTAAAGATTCTCAATGAGCAATCTGCACAACAACAAATAGATCTGAACGCACAGATATTAAATGCTTCAAAAGAAGCAATAAAAAATAAAGAATCTGAAAAGAAAGCAATGGCAGACCTTACAAATGAATTTGTAAAGCAGTCTGCTATCCTTGACAAACTGCAAAAAGCCAAGGCAGCAGGAGCAACACCTGAACAATTAAAAAGCCTTAACGAAACACTTCAGTCAATGCCGACTGTTGAGATTTTTTCGGACGATCAAATCTCAAAAGCTATAGAACTACACGATCAAACGGCTAGGGTAAAAGAAGGAATTGATAAGCTAACTGATTCCGAAAAAGCAGTTCGTGAGGAAGCACTCCGCACGATGGCAGTAGTCAATTCAAACCTTGAATACACGAAAGAGTTAGCAAAAGGACTCACAGAGGCTTTCGATTCCGTAGGCGCAGCGGTTGGTGGAATGGCTGTAGCAATGGCTGAATACAGCAAGCAACAAGCTACTATTGCTATCCAGAAGCAAGAAGAAATAGCCAAGGCAGCAGGAAACCCAGAAAAGATAGCCAAGGCCGAAACGGATGCTTCTGAAAAATCAGCTAAAGCACAAGTAAAGAATTACGGCGATATAACTAAAGCTGCACAGGGGTTCTTTAAGAAAGGAACTACTGGCTATCAGGCGATGGGTACGGCTGTCAAAGTCTTTAGGGCTTTTGAAATGGCGCAGTCCGTCATGTCTGCCGTTAAGCAGATTGAACAGATGGGTGGGTTGCTCACGGCTTTCACCGAATCGCTCACCACTATGGGCATTTTGTCGGATGCCAACACAGCCAAGGAACTCGTTAATGCTCAAAAAGGAGCGGTAGCAAAAGGTACAGAAGGCGCAGCCAATCAGGGATCGTCTGGTGATCCATATTCAGCTTTCGCTCGTGTAGCGGCTTGGGTGGCTTTGATGGCTGGACTTGGTATTGTTATTGGTGGTGGGGCCAGTGCAGCGCCTACAATGACAGGCAAGGACTATGCAAAGCAACAGCAAGAGGCTTTCTCTGCCACCCTCGGATCGACAGTGCTGGGAGGCGCAGAGGCTTCTAACTCTATCCAAAACTCTCTCGACATAATCGCAGAGAACAGCACTGCCGACCTCGACTATAGTCAGGGTTTGCTAAAGGCTTTTGAAGAACTATCGGCGGCAATGACTGGCCTCGCGGCAGCGGTAGCAGTGTCGTTCAAGGTCGATACTAGCGGGCTAAATCTTGGCAAGACAGGATCTAGCATCCTTGCTTTTGGTGCTGGTAACACAAAAAGAGAATTGGCAGGGCAAGGACTTACGTTCACACCTACCAGACTCGGCAAACTGCTCGATTCTGAAAGCATACAAGGTCAACAATATGTAGATGTGTTGGTGACAAAGACCAAAGGCTACTTCTTTGGACTTATATCAAAAACTAAACAATCAATAGAGACAACTTTTAGCAATCTTCCGAAGCCAATCAGCGATCAGGTAGTAAACGTATTTGATAAGTTAAGGACAACTTTCATAAAGTCAGCCGACTTAGTTGGTATGGGCGGCGCAGAGTTTATGAGCAAACTCGATAAACTCAAGATAAACTTGGGCAAGATTCCATTCACCGATGATGCAAAGAAGAATGGCGAATTGTTAAACGCGGCTATAAACAAACAAGCTGATCTTTTGGCTAAAAAGCTACTCCCAGCCTATAGAGATTCTCAAATTGTAGGGGAAGGGTATTTCCAAACATTTAACCGTGTTGCTAACGCACTAACCAACGGCAAAGCAAAACTTGCACAATTCAACATCGAAGCTATTTCTTACGCTCAGATAATGAATAAGAAAGGCGATATTGAAAAGCAAGTGGTCGTACAATCCATATTAGCTTCCAATGCCACCTCAGATCTTAAAGATGTGATGGCAGGGCTTCCGGGGACGGCTGACGATGCTATCGAAGCGTTCAGCAATCTGGTACAGATCAAGTCGCTATTTGCTTCTGTGGGTCAGGCAAGCGTCAACTTGTCAACTGTATTGATTACAGCGTCAGGCGGCATAGATAAACTCAAAACAAATCTTCAGACCTATTTCGATAGGTATTTTACTGATACTCAGAAGCTAGGTGCAAATACACAGACGCTCTCAAACAAGTTCAGCGCCCTTGGGCTAACCATGCCTAGCCTCAGTGCTACGGTAGATAAAACCACTGGGGTAGTGACTGATGCCAAGGGAAGCTATGTAAAATTCCTTGATGCTTTGAGCAAGGACACTTCTGCCGCTGGTCAGGCCACCTACGCCAAGGCTCTTGCATTGGCAGGTGAATTTGCAGACGCAGCGGAATTGAGCGCCAGTATCACAGAACAGGCTAACCAAACCATACGAGACTCATATACTAAAACAGTAAACCAACAAATAGCAGTCTACAAACTGTTAGCCAAACAAGATCCAGCCGCAGCGGAGAAAGCACTCAGGTTAGAAAGAGATCTGGCTATGGTGGGCATGGATGCCTTGACCAAACAATATACAGAAAATGTGAACGCTCTTACCGATGCGTCAGAAGCACTAACGACTTCGCAAGGATCATTGAAAACGGCATACGATAATTTGCTGAAGTTGCGAGACAACTTTGTGGGTCTGGTGAAAGGTATCCAGACGTACTACAACGAACTGACAGGCCCGAAGTCGCCTAACATATCGCCCCAAGATGCTTACAAGCTGGCTAAAGACCTCTTTACGTCTACAGCGGCGGGTGCTGCACAGGGCAATGCCCAAGCGTTAGCAGACCTACCAGACGTTTCAAAGCAGTTCTTGGAAGCATCCCAAAAGATGTTTGCATCTGGCCCCGGATACCAAACAGATTTTCAAGCCGTCTTGGATGGACTAGAAGCTGGTATGGAGGGTGGAAACAAACAGATAGATCTGATGACCGCGCAATTATTAGTGGCTGAAGAAGCTAATAAAAATCTTATTACGCTTGATACCACAATGGGTACTGTAAAAGGTGCAGTAGTTGCTTTGAATACATCGTTAGCTGACTATAACACTAAGTTAGCTACATATCTTGAAGCCGTAGCTAAAGCAAAACCGGGTGAAGCACCGACTCCGCCCACGTTTGTAGCACCTACTGTTACGACTCCTGCTACGCCCACTACACCGACCACACCGACCACACCAATAGAAGATCCTAAGATCCAAGCAGCTAAAGATTATAGTTTAGCTATTGCTACCTACATTAGAACTAGGAATTATACAAGTGCAGATACAATAATAAAGAGAGCAACGGACAATGGACATACTGTTGTTCAAACAGCCGGTACTAAAACCCCAGTAAAAAGGAATGATGATACATATACTGTAGACGGTTACGCCAAAGGCGGCTATGCCACCCCCGGCATGGCTTTGGTGGGTGAGCAAGGGCCAGAACTGATTAACTTTGCACAGCCGGGACAGGTCTACACGGCAGGGCAGACGCAAAGCATTTTGGCTTCTAACGGTGAAAACCAGAAGGAGCAAACCGAGGTTATGAAGGCTCAAGTGATGGAATTGAAAGCATTGGTAAAAGTCCAGCAAACTGCTAATATCGAATTGATAAAAGAACTTAAAGGTTTGAAAGCAGAGATGGCGGTACTTGCCAAGAAAGCTAAATTGGAGGCTTCAGCGTGAGAAATTATGGTATCCAGTTTGACGGAACTACACTAGACGGCATAACAACTACATCGTTCTATTTTTCGATATATGGTTTTAGCCTATATGATAATTTTTATGAACCAAGGATAACTACACCTACTACGGTTACATCTTCGATGTTTTCAGACAGAACAACATCGGGAGCCAATGCCAAAACTTACGGTTATCTGGAACTTGAAAACTCCGATGGCGCTCTCGATTACATGGCTGATTACGCATTTGAGGGTAAACAAGCTATTGTTTCTTTTTACCTAGACGACGGGACTGGCGTAGGTTACATAACCACTGTTATAGATTCCATTGAGTTATCTATAACTAAAGTCGTAATAAATTTAAGAGACATAATTGCAGATTTAGATAAACCTTTGCTGACTTCGGTTTACGGCGGCACTAACATCTTACCAAATGGAATAGATGGAACTGATGACATAAAAGGACAAACGATACCGAGGCTTTTGGGTTTTGTTAAGAGCATAGAACCTGTTCAAGTCAACACGGCTGTATGGATATACCAAATATCCGATAGCACAGGGACGATACAGAACGTGTATGACAAGGGCGTAGTGCTTCCACCTCAGTCTCCCCCGTTTTCATCGGTAGCGGCTATGGTGGCTGGCTCTGTTACGCCCGGCTCTTACCGCGTTTACCGTGGCCCCGAAGGGTTGTTTTTCAAACTTGGTGTTGCACCCAACGGCATCGTTACTTGTGATGTTACTGGATACGTTTATGTAGATCCAGTTTTAATAAACGTGGTTTTGTTTACATATCAGATATATACATACAATGGGACTGTAAAAAATGTTTATGACAACGGGGTAGAATTAACTTTACAAACACCGGCTTTTTCATCAGTAACAGATCTGAATACCGGATCGGTTACGGCTGGAAATTATCGAGTGTATGACGGCCCTGAAGGACTTTATTTTAGGTTAGGTAGCGCACCTACTGGCAGTGTGATATGTAACGTAGGTGGCTCTGGTACGGTCGGTGAGGCCATAAACAACATTTTAACCTACGGGTCTTTTACTGAAACTTTTACGGGAACTTTGCCAGCCTATGAAGCTGGGGTGTACATAAAAGATTCTTCAAGCTATATGTCTTTGGTAACCGATTTAGCTGGATCAGTCGGATCTTGGTTCGGGAGTAGTGATTGGTCAGCAACGAGCATAGATGGTGGTGTGTTTAACGGAACCACAGGGGTGCTTGTCGGTATTCTTGATTCAAACAACATAATTGATATTGAAAGGGTTAGGACAAGAGATACAGGTAATGGAGTTCCTATATGGAAGATAAATCTTAATTATCAAAAAATAGATAGAGTTTTAACTGCTACCGACTTAGCTTCTGCTGTATCAAGTGCAGATAAAAATTATTTATCTAAAGAATATAGGACTACGTTCTCCGAAGATCCTTCTATAAAAACCATATACCCAAATTCAGAAGAATTAACTATAAACACTTTGTTGAATGATTCTGCTGACGCTGCTTTAGAAACAGCTAGACTGTTAACGCTCTATGGTCAGAAAAGAGTAGTTTATGTCGTGACTGTTCGTGAAATATCTAACAGCGAAATTCTTCTTTATTATAGGATAGGCAATGTCGTCACGCTACAACTAGATAGATTTGGTCTAAATGCTGGCAAGGATTTTAGCATAATTGGTGTAGAGACAGACTACTATTCTAGAGTAGCTAAATTAACTTTATGGGGTTGATAAATGTCAAACTGTATTATCGGTTTTAAGAACAGGATAGATGAAAGTTCAATAGACGACCTCTATGGTAATTGGAATAGTAGCTATCCTATATCAAACATTAAAAATGGCATTATTTCAATACAAGCAAGATCTGTAGATACATATAACACAAGCACAAGATTCAGGTTCGCTACTGCTCAAGCCCGTTTGACTGGTGCTATTGCAATCGTCAATCATAATCTAACCGCAACGGCTACATGGCGCTATAACATCTTTTCAGATGCAGCATACAGCACACTCGTATACGATTCTGGGACTATAAACGTATGGCCTGATATGCCATACGGCTATTATGAATGGGAAGATGACGATTTTTGGGATCTCACAATGTCACCCGACCAGATCACTGCTGACAGGCACACCCTGATCCACGCACAAACAGACTTGGTGAACGCGCAGTATTATCAGGTCGAGTTTTTCGATGCAGATAACCCGGCGGGCTATGTGTCGCTTGGCAGAGTCTTTCTGGGCCAGACCTATCAACCTGAGAATAACATGAGTCTGGGCGCTGCAATTAGCATAGAGTCCGATACGACCGTTGATAAGACCATTGGTGGGGTGGAATACTTCCAGAACAAGTTGAAGTACAGAGTAGTCAGGATGAATCTGGCGTATCTGGATGAAGCGACAGCCATTTTGAATCAGGATATAATGCAGCAATCCGACATAAGTGCTGAAGTTTTATTTATATGGAATCCGGCATCTAGCATCTTGAATAACAAAAATAGTTTTATGGGCAGACTACGCAGTTTGAACGCTGTAGAAAATCCATACAATACTATCTATCAAACGTCTTATGAAATAAAGGAGCTTCTGTAATGGCATCAGTAACTTTTCCCACCGGGCTAGGCGGCGACGGCTCAACCGTTACGGACGATGACAACCCCACTACAGGTCTTAGGGAAGGTGGGTGGCGCACTCGCTTTGTGCCTTGCCTATCGAACACTGTTGCGATTGCCGACCAGATAACATCACGGACTATCTTTGGATCTGATACAAGCGCCACATCCACCCTCGTAGTCGCCGGAACCAAGACCTTTACGACAGCGGGGCTTCTGGTATGGGCGCCGGGAATGTTCGTCACCATAGCGCGTACCTCGGCTGCTGTGGCAACCAATATGTATGGACAGGTCACGGCGTACAACCCAACAACGAAACAACTCACAGTCAATGTGACAAGCATTGTCGGCAGCGGCACATATACCGACTGGACGATAGCCATAGCGCCTCCCGGCCTTGCGGCTTTCTCTTTCACAGGCGCAACTACTATAGCGGTTAGTTCGGCTTCTGACGCGCTCAGAGTCACTCAGTCGGGCGCGGGGAACGCTTTGGTGGTTGAGGACAGCGCGAATCCTGATGCTACGCCTTTTGTAATTGACACCGATGGTAATGTAGGAATAGGTGCAGTACCATTATACAAGTTATACGTTAAAAATGGGTATACGGTTATAGGGGCGCACAACACTACGACAATACCAGATTCCAATACCAGTGGCGGTGTGGGTGTTTATTGGAATAGATCTTCTGGATCTGCCGAGACTAATCTTGTAAACCTGTATGATAACGCGGGAGTCTCGTTTGAATTTGCTCAAAAAACGGGAGCCGCTACGCAGAATTTACTTTTGCGAATGTCGTCATCAGACTTTCAAGTATACACTAATAACACAGAACGGATGCGGATTCGTAGCGATGGCAACATCGGGATAGGTTTTGGTGGATCTGGATCGGCTAACATATATTTAGCTAAAAGCATAACAGGTGCTACGACAGCATACGGTTTCTTGTTCACAGGGCAAATTCAAACAGATGTTACCGCAGGTGCTAACTACATATTTACTCAAGCAAACGTAGCATCGGGGTTTGCATCAGCACTTCCTAATATCCGACATTTCTACGCCACACAAGGCACTTTGTCGAGCGCCGTAACCAGTCAATTTGGCTTTACTGCTGATTCTTCTTTGGTAACTGCCGCCAATAATTACGGTTTCTATTCGTCAATTCCATATTCAGGCACTACCTTAAATTACAATTTCTACGCTGCAGGAAACGCACCTAACTTTTTCAATGGCGCTATCGGGATAGGAACCGTACCAACGCCCGGAACGCATGGCCTGTTTTCTGTTATAAGTTTGTCAAGTGCTACTTGCCAGAACATTACGAGTCAGCCTACTTTCCAGAATACAGTTACCGATGGAAGGTGTTTTACATCATTCCCTATCGTGCCAACTGGAACGGCTTTAACAAATCTTTACCATTACAGGGCCAATCAACAAACGCTAGTAGGAACCGTAGCGAATGTCTACGGATTCAATGTCGAGGCAACTGTGATTGGTGGATCAACCGCCACCTATGGGTTCCATGCCAACATACCCGCTGCTGCTAGTAGGTTCAATTTCTACGCTGCAAGTACCGCTAACAACTACTTTGCTGGCCCTACTGGTGTTGGTATAACTCCTTCAGGTCTACAGTTTCAAGTACAAGCTGCAAGCAATACTACCGTAGCGGCTTTTGGCAATGCTGGCGGTACTAGCGCATTCGTCATGCTTAGAAATTCTGTAGCTACAGCCAATGAAATTAGACTTGGTGCAGAAAGTGGGGATTTCACTTTTTATACCGCTACTGTTGAAAGATTGCGTATATCAAGTGCAGGTGCAGCGACTTTTACTGGCGCTATCAAGGGCAATACTACCATAGCTGGCGGCTATACTGCCCATGCAGCCGGTACTACCGCTATGGCTCTGGGATCTAACAATGTGGTCAAGGTAACGCCCAATGCAACTGCCACCTACACAACTTCAGTGGCCCCCGCAGGTGCAGAGTCGTCTGTTATTATTGTGACAAGTGGCACTACGTCCTACACCATCACTTTTGGCACAGGGTTCTTATCGGCTGGTACTTTGGCTACTGGTGCTGTAACCGCAAAAACATTCGTCCTAAATTTCGTTTCGGATGGTACAACCATGATCGAAACCTCACGCACTGCCGCACTATAATTCAGAAGGAGTTTTCAAGATGGCATCAGTTACTTTTCCAGTTGAATTGGGCGGCGACGGATCTACCGTCACGGATGATGCAAGCCCCACTACCGGACTGAGGAATGGTGGGTGGCGCACCCGTTTTGTGCCTTGCCTTACGAACACAGTAGCTATCGCCAATGAGGTAGCAACACGGACTATCTTTGGCTCTGATACAAGCGTCACTTCCAACTCCATAGGCGTCGGTAGCAAGGTTTTTGCTACCGCTGGGCTACTGAGGTGGGCTGCTGGAATGTATGTCACTGTGGCCCGCACATCGGCTCCTACAGCCAGCAATATGTACGGTCAAGTCACGGCTTACAATGCTTTTACTTCACAGGTAACGATCAACATAACCAATGTGGTCGGCAGTGGCACGTTTACCGACTGGACGATAGCCATTGCACCTCCCGGCCTTGCAGCGTTCTCTTTCACGGGCGCGACTACCATTGCGGTCAATTCAACTTCAGATGCTCTGCGAGTCACGCAAACTGGCACAGGCAATGCGTTGGTAGTTGAGGACAGTGCGAATCCTGATGGTTTTCCTTTTGTTATTGATGCCAGCGGTAATGTCAATATTGGTGTAGTAGCAAGTTACACCAATGCAAAATTAAACGTTGTGTCAGTCGGCTCAGAAGGGCCGGTAATGTTAACAAGAGCAAGTGCGGATGTAGTTGGTGCTGAATTATATTTAAGAAAAATTAGACAGTCAAATCCTTATGTTAATACTATAGTTCAATCTGGAGATGGGTTGGGTTCTGTAGTATTTTTAGGAAATGACGGCGCAAATCAAATACGGGCAGCGCAAATTTCTTCATTTGTAGATGGCACCCCCGGCACCAATGACATGCCCGGAAGGTTGGTGTTCAGCACAACGGCTGATGGGGCGTCTATCCCGACTGAAAGAATGCGGATTGATAACGCAGGTAGGATAGGTATAGCTAGAACACCGGCAGATAACGGAACTTTACTTGTATCAGGTTCCCCGGTTAACAACTTCAGCTATAACGTACAGAGTACACCTACGTACGGCAACACCGTCATGGCTGAAGGTGTAGGATACATAGCTACTGTAAACACCGCAGCAGCAGCATTTACGCTTAACGCGGTTCAAAACTTCCGTGTGGCACAAGGCACAAAAGGTGCTGGGTCTATCATAACGAATCTTTTCGGGTTTCATTGCGATAACTTAACAAATGGTGGAAGTAACTTTGGCTTCTATTCTACAGTTGCAGCCGCCGCTGGTAGATATAATTTTTACGCTGCTGGCACTGCTGCTAACTTTTTTCAAGGTACAGTGGCTACCGGCACTTCTTTGAGCGTCGGAACAAGCACCCAAAACTGGGTGCATACCGTTTATGAAAACGGTAATGCTTTTACGCAATACATAAATTCGGTATCCGGTACTGCTAATACTGATGGTTTGTTAGTTGGTCTAACCAGTTCAGATGCTGTCGTTAGGAATAGAGAAAGCGGAAATGTGTTTTTATACACCGCCGATACCATACGGTTCACTGTTACTAGCACTGGCAATCTACACGGTACTTCTGGTACAACTGCTATGACCGATGGGTTCTTTTACATACCCTCCGCTGCTGGCGCTCCGTCTGGTGTACCCACTGCCATCACGGGTCGAGTGCCAATGTACTATGACACGACTAACAACAACTTTTACATCTATAATGGGGCTTGGAAGAAAGTTCTGTTGGCTTAATCATCTTAGAGGAAAAACAAATGGCAATATCAATCGAATGGGACATAACGCACGTTTCAGTAGTAGACGTAGATAACCTTAAAAACGTGGCAGTTCAAGTATGCTTCGACGTTAAAGGTTCGGATGGCAAGTTGCAAGGCTTCACGCAAAGCGACGTAATGCTCGGTGAAACCGATCCTGCCAAGTTCACCGCTATCGAGAAAGTGACTAAAGAGCAGATGGTAGCTTGGACAAAGGCCGCTTTAGGTGGTAGAGTTAAAGAGTTCGAGGACAGAGTTATCGAACAGATCGAAAGACAGCGAATCCCGCAACCTAGACCTTTTATACCGACATGGGCAAAGAAAAATGAGCAATGATATTCAGCTATACCTAACCGCAGAAGAAGTAAACGGCATTTTGAATATGTTGGCTGAAATGCCAACAAAAACTAATGCTTGGCCTGTAATGCAAAAGATTCAGCAGCAGGTCAAGGATCAGACTTATAAACCTGAAGCCGAGTAGGATCTAAGCCAGCAGCGACGGTAGCATCAAGTCTCCGTCGCTGTTCTGGGCTATATTTGGGCAACGGCATCCACGCCACAAAGCCACCTTCCTCATACCAGTCCCCTATAATCGCCCCGCCGTTCAAAGTCCTAAGTAGCAACTTCGTTGCCTTGGGTGGAAGTTCATCTATCACAAGTCGCCATTGCGGGTCGCGTTCAGCCAAATACCTCACTTCAGCGCCTCCATAAGTGCTTCTAGAATCGTTTTCTTGTTGTCCACTCGTTCCATAACCACCTTGTCTATCGTGCCTTTGGCAAGGATATAGTAAATGAACACTGGCCTGTTGAGTCCAGCCTGTGCCTGTCGCACTGGCCCGATGCGCTCGATAACCTGCAACCGTTCTTCCAGATTCCAGTCAATCCCGTAAAAGCACAGGATGTTGCTCCCGTACTGTAGGTTCAGGCCATGTCCTGCACTTTTTGGATGCACGAACATGATTGGGATCTTGCCAGCGTTCCAATCGTCAATCGTCTTTGGGTCTTTGCCAATAGCCTTACCTTTTGGGAATCGCTTGAGCAGCCTTTCAAGATCCGCTTTGAAATTATAAGCGACCAGTACAGGCATACCATTGGCTTCCTCAATCACAGATTCAAGCGCGTCTAGCTTTGCATCATGCAAGACCTCATAACCTTCTTCCGTGTAAATAAAACCAGATGCAATTTGTAAGCATTTCTGAGTCTTACTTGCCGCGTTTACAGCCTCAATTTCTTCACCTGAAGTCAGTTCAAGAAACATCTTTTCTTGCATATCAAGGTAGACATTCATTGCGGCTTTAGGCAGATTGACTTCAATGACTCCGACAATTGGCTTTGCAATGTCGAAATGGTCAGCCACATCTAGCGCGTAAACCACATCCTTGATGCGGCTTTCGATTTCATCTTGTGACCAAGCATAAGGCTCTAGGCGCGTAGCAAACTCGCTGTCACCTACCCTTACGCTTCGGAACCATCTTTCTGTAAAGGCTGTGTATGAGTCTCCCAGACGCTTTCCTCTGTCAACAAACCACAACTGGCCCCAGAGATCCTGCAGTCCATTGGGCGCAATAGTCCCAGTCAGGCCGATGAACCGAGAAGAACGGTGAGCATACACGCCAAGTGCTTTGGCTCTTACGCTACCTTGCCGCGTCCTGAAGCCTTTTAGCTTTGTGCTTTCGTCTGAGATTATGATCTTAAAAGGCCAGCGTTTGTTCAGCGTCTTTCTAAGCCAAGGCAGATTTTCATAGTTCGTAACGTATATGTCGGCGTTCGACTCCAAAGCCTTCTTTCTTGCATCTGGTTTCCCAGTGATGACCGATATTCTCAAGTGCTTTAAGTGAGGCCACTTTATCACCTCACCGGGCCATGTCGATTCGGCTACCCGCAAAGGGGCCAATACCAAAGCTGGAAATATGTCCTCGCTTAAGGCCAGATTGTCAAGTGTCGTCAAAGTAGTGAGTGATTTGCCCATGCCCATTGGCATACATAAAATTGAGCGTTTTGTCTTTGACAAAAAATCAGCAGCGTCTTTTTGATACGGTCTTAGCATATTATTTTATCGACTAATTCTTTGCTATCTATAACTTCTACATGGACACCTGCATCGCGCAAACGCTTTATCTCACGTTCCTGATGCGGCTCCGGCACTTTGCCGGGTGCTTTGAGTTCGATCAGCATGACAGGTTTATCGGGCAGTTTGACGAACCGATCTGGCGCACCTCGTCGGCCAATCCATTTGAGTTTTCTGACAAGGCCACCCAAGGCCGAGACTCTCTCGACAAGGTATTTTTCGATCTCAGATTCGCGCATCAATCCTTCCTATATCGGTATGTCTCGAAGCCAGCAGCAGCGAGTGGCAACCCTTCGGCCCATTCATGAGTGGTGGACATGATCTCAGCCAGAGTCTCAGAATTGTAGTCATCGGTATCTGGGGTTTCCGATATGACTTCATCGTGGACGGTCAAACAAATGTCGTAACCGGCTTTTTCTATATGCGGCATACTGTAAGCTAGAACATCACGCGCTACGGCTTGCGTGATATTTTCAACGATCTTGCCGCCGTAGGTATCCTGTCTACGCCACTTCTTCGTGAACTGGTCTACTCCAAAATAGGTTATCTTGCCTTCTTCATCGACTTTGATAGTTGGGTAGCACAAATACCTGCCACTCGGTAGTCGAACGCGAAGCCATGAACCTTCGTTGGATATGGCTATCGTCGGGCCTTGACGCTTGCTGATAACCTTCACACCCAGTTTGGTTTCCTCGCCTGTCTCGTCCACCCAGCAGGGGCTTACCCAGACCTGTTGCCCACTTTGGATGCGCCTGAAGTGTCCTCGCCTATAATGCCCGACGCGCCCATTAAACTCGCGGCGTACTTTGGCGGCTGCAATCTGTTCAACCAGATCGTAGTCGCCACCTACGCAAATGACATGACTGGGACAGCTTACAGCGGCCTGAATCGCCTTTTCTACGTCCCTCCAGTATGACGAAACGGCTGGGTGGGCTTGGCGCCATGCGGCCTTGAAAACATCGCAGACGATCCATGCCGTTTCGGACAGGTCGAAGGTACTCATTCCCTTTTCTTTCGCCCATTGGTACATCCCCTTAGATGAATCCCAAGCCTCTTTCGATATTGCGGATAGAGCCGACTCTGCCATCTTCTCAAGGTCGATACCATAAGCAGCAGCAAAGGTTACAAACGCGCCTACTGAACCCTGATAGCCCAAAGCTAACTCCATCACCTTGCCGACCTGCCTCTGGTCTTTGGATACGTCTTTTGCTTCTATACCAAAAGATTTAGCATAGGCCAGCTTGTAAAGATCATGACCGCACCGCTCCCAAGGGTCGTCATGCTTGCCTGTCGGAATGAGGTCGCCGTTGGCGTCCAGCTTCAGCGTGTCGTACAGCTTGAAAGCGTCAATCTTCCACGTTTCACCCGCCAGCCATGCCAAGACACGACCTTCGATGTTGCTGAGATCCGCTATTACCAACTTCCGGCCCTCTGGGGCCACGATGCAACCACGTACGGCGCTTGACAAGAGTTCCATGACGTTATCCGAAACCAGATCCTCTATTCCGGCTTTAATCGCCGCAATGCCGGTATCTATTGCGGCGTTTTTCAGAGTCGGTCTGCCAAGGTTCTGTGGCTGGAATGTGCGTCCTGCCCAACGGCCTGTCCGACTGGCCCCGCAGAATTGCAAAGTGCCTTTCAGCCGGTCGTCATGTGTCACGGCCCGAATTAAAGTGTCGTATTTGGCGGTACTGGTACTGGCAGATTGCATCCTGATCGTTAGAAGTTCGCGGGCTTCTTGGGGCAGGTCGCCAAAGGCCAGATAATCGCGCACAGTGGCCTTTTGCAAGTCAGGCAGGTTCACACCACAGTCGCGCAAATAGTCGAGCGTAGCATCGCGCTGAGTGGCTGATGACACCATGCCAAGTGTCATTATTCGAGTCTGGTAGGACAATCGCTGTTGCTCCTGATCCGTAGCCCGGACAGCCGCCTTCGCCAGCGCAACGTCGATTGCGACACCCCGGTCGTTGATCTTCTGGTCGAGCCGCC